CTTAGTAAGTTCCCGATCATCGTGAATGGTTTGCCGATAAGCCAAAGGTGTGCCTTCAGCCCATTTACTAATTGTGTTAAAGTCAATCTCATCCCCAACCACCAATACTGAATCAAACTTCTCCCGCCTTGCTAACTTAATTACATTCTTTACAGCTGTTTCGTGGTGAAACGGCACTTGTAAATCACTGATAACTAAGTATCGCTTAATCGTCATCCTCATCTGGAGTAGGGATAGTTGGGATAATGCCATTGTCGCCTACTACCCAGTCTGGCATTGATGATGGACTATCCATTAAATAAAGGCATACAGATTCTGAGAATCCAGCTTTACGTGCAGCTTTGAACATCTCATGCTTAGCAATATAAAACACTTCTAGCTTAGATAAAGGGTCGGGTGATTTACGTACCACACGCCTGTTAATCTTCTTTCTTTTACGAGTGCTAGCCATATTAAAATTATGACTTACTAATTAAGATAAAGAGATCATCGACACGCTTTTCTAATCGTGTTAATTGATCCTTCATGCTAGAGCCACCATTAGGGCGTAACTCATTTAGCCAGCCTTTAACTAAAAAACGTAATCCTACTAGCCCGCCTGATAGCACGGCCATAACGCCAGCGCCAAAACCAGCCCACTCTGTAGGTGTCATGCTTCATTAGCACCGATGCCATAAGCACTGTCGGATTTATCTAGAGCCCTAGCTGCTGGACCTGCTAAAGCTGCAACAATCACAGACACGGCAGGATCTAAACCTAATTCATTACTTGCTAAAAATGTTAGTAGCGATACAAGCACGCCTCTAAAATATGATTTTATTATTGCTTTTTGTTTTTTGCTTATCTTCATATCTTGCCCCCTATTAGTGGTATGTCGAACGCTGTGCCATTTAAATCACCTAGTGTTGTAAAGCTAATATGTATATGTTTCACGTGCGGGTTAATGCCTTTGTACTTACGCCATTTCCAATTTAATATCTTCGAGCATATTCTCCCGTTAAAGATGACGTATGATATGCGTGGATCCGACTTGGCTGCGATTCTGATCTGGTCAGCCAGATAAGGTGCGAGGCTGTCGGATGACTCCAACCTAGAATTAAGATCAAGACCTCTGACCCACCCAAACCTGTCTGGATTATGATCCGATTTTCTGGCGGAGTGACGACTATCGCCCAACCATCCTTCTGGACTTTTAGTACACCGATCTGGAAACCACGTATCAATTTGATCTCTCAACTGCACACCAGCTGCACATAGTTTAGGTTGCATCGGCACAATTCCTCAAGATTATGCTGATGCTGTTGGTTTCACCAAAGGCGTTGGTGTTGGCAGTAATGCCTCAATCTCCGCCTCAGTTAATCCTAACTTTTCATAAGCGGCAATCTTAGTTGCCCTTAATTGTTCGGCTTCTAGTTTTGCATTTTCTTTAGCAGTTTGCCAAGCCTCAATTTCGGCATTTCTTTGTGTTTTTTCCTGTGCCGTCATTTCTCTGACAACGTTTTCGCCAGTAGTGTGGTCGTATATTCCAAGTTGATTATTTGTCATTATGATTTATTAACTCCAAAGATAGATACTGTTCCAGTTATGTTTGTGCTTGCTGATTTTAATATAAAGCCAGTATATGTGCGGGCAACAAATGCTTCTCCACCGATAACCGATTGAACAAGTGCAGAATTATTAAAAAACAAACCTGAAACTATTGGATACTGACTAGAATTACCAACACTGTTTACATAAAATTGACCACTGCCCGGATCTCCACTACCGCCAGTGTGTGTTGATAATATAATTTCGTTAGCATTATTAACGCCACTTGTGCTTACGCTATTGCTATAATTATAGCCAAAGTTTGCTGCATAATAATTAGCCGCTTGTGTTGTTGGTCCAGCATATCTAAATTGCCAAAGTAAATCATCTGATGCAGTAGCCGCATAGATTTCATCAATGTTGACAAAATATGTGTCATAGGTTGATGTAAATACGCCATCAAATGCTTGGGATGAAACATTTGAAAATGATGTGCGACTAATTAAAGTCATACCGCCACCACCAGCAGGAGCCGCCCAAGTTGGCACGCCACCAGCAACAGTTAAAACATTGCCAGTTGATCCAATACCTAATCTAGCTGGAGTTGATCCGCTTGAAGAATAAATTGTGTCGCCTGTAGTCGTCATTGGATTTGTCATACCTGTTGTATCTAGGTTTGCCCAAGCACTACCTGTGTAATAAGTGGTTACGTTTGTATCTTTAAGATACGCAAAATTACCTTCTTGCGGTGATGTTACAGCTGAATCTCTAGCAGCGGCGCTAGCAAACACCCAAACACCTTGCATTAAATAACCATCAACATCGGCGGCGGTTAATACCTCGCCTGTAACAAAATCTTTAAATCCTAATCCTGCTGCCATTATTTCTCCTTAGTAACTGAGCACATTATAGTCTAAAGTGCCGTATATATTGTTATTTAGAATCAGTGCATCGATGACTGGTTCAAGGGTCGTAAAAAAGACCCTAAAGCTGTTGGGTGTAATTGTGTTAGCCACGCCAAAGATTTGTAATGTTTTGTCTAGGGTAGATCCACCTGGTTGGGTAGTTACCACCCGAATTGGATCAAAAAAATCTAACTCTAAAGCTGCAATTATGCCTGAGTTGTAATTGTTGGTGTAAAGGTCTAACTCAATTCCATCGCACCGCACGCTGGTTTCGGCACGGCTAGCCACGTATGCCCTTGCATAATCTAGGGCTACAGCATCGGTCTGCATTAAAAGGTCTTGCAGGTTGTATGAGTGAATAAAGTATTTGTCAATAGATGCCTGGTTGATGGCTGTCTGTGGTGATCCACCTGTACGGCTAATTTGCGCTGAGTTAAAGATCAAGTCATCATCTAATTTCCACATGGCGTTGGCGTATGCGATACCTGTTCCATTATCGTTAAATGTAGTTACTGTGCCACCGATTGATCCTGCCGTTACTGCTCTATCTTGAAATACAAACTCTCCGTTTGTGTTCACATATAGCGCCCCATATTCGGATGTCGCTACAGTAGTCATCGCATCTAGTGAAGTACGTGCTGTGCCAGGGTCTGCCTGCATAGTAGTCAAACCTGCATCTACATCCCGCATAGTCGCTGGCCAGTCAATCTGATCTAATATCTGGTTAATTCTTGTTCCTGATAAATTGCCAGCACTAGCACCCGTAACTGTAGATATTTGTGCATTAGAAGCCAAGCGAAAAGCATCAACAGCTGTAATCGTAGTGTAGGCAACTTCTGTTGCATCCTTCGGTTGAGTATTAACGTATGAAGTAATAAATCCTGAAAATAGGCTATAAGTGGTAGCACCATAAGTAGCAGAGATTTGCACCTTCTTCATAGGTGTTAGCAATTCGTAATATGGCCCTGATGGATTAGTCGGGTTAAAATCTCCGTTTTGATCTATTATGCGTAAAGTTAATTGCCCTGTTTGGAATTGATCTGCTAAAGCATTACGGCCTCGGCTAGTCTGTATTAAATTAACTTGATCTGATACATCAACAATAAGAGCTGCAGAATCTCCCAATATGTTTACGTCCAGTATTCCTGTTCCCAGGATAAGGCTCTGCGCAAAACTAGGTCCAGTCGAAAAATTTATTATTGCATTGATTGTTGGTACGGCCATTACTGGATAGTTCCCGCTGGTACTAACTTATTGCCATATTTAAGATTTACTCTTACTAACTCGCCAATAGCAGATACCAATTTATCACTGCTAGCGTTTGGATCAAGTGTTAATGTAGCTGTAGTTTGTGTGGTAGCAGCGGTTGTAGCAGCGGTTTGTGCAGCCATATTTGTTACACCTTGTGGCAGTCTAACAAACTCATCTGGTGCTATCTGATTACGGCCTCGGCCAGTAATTTCACCTAAAGCATTGAACAAAGCAGGGCCAAAATTTGTCAGCGCACTAGCGGCCATACCTGCAGCTGTGGCTAGTGCATCAATCGATGCTTTAGCGCCTAATTCAGCATTTAATTTTTTAGCCAAAGCCTCGTTATTATCTAGGATTGCTAGCTGCGCTCTTAAACGTAATTTAGTCTCTTCATCGGTTGCCTGGTTAAGCGCCAAAGTTAATCCTATGCGCTCTACGTCAAACTTATCTTTTAATTTGTCTAGCTCTGTTTTTGCTTTTAACGCAGCGTTTTCTGTTGCTCGCAACTTATTAGCGTCTTTAATTCTTTTATTTTCGGTAGCCCTAGCAATATCAGCGCCAGCGCTAGATCCTAAACTATAACTAAAATTAGATTTAGGTTTTGTTGCTTCGCTAGCACCAAAAGATGCTAACTTGGCTATTAAAGAATTGTTGTATACAAACGCAATAACTTTATCTAGTTTTAATTTAGAGAATATGGCTGAACCAATACTGATAATTCGGCCTAATATAGAACTCAAACCAATTACTACGTTTGCAATAGTTGTAGCCACTTTTTCCATAGCCGTACCAAGTGAAGCTATATTTTGATCTTTGCCAATCATACTCAAAGAATCTAGTAAACCTTTGCCTATAGTTTCACTAGCATTGGCAGCGGAAGTTTTTAACACATCCATTTTACCTGCGTATGTATCTAATCTTGCTAAAGATTGACCTGAAAATTTATTAGAAGCCTCATCTAAAATTTTATTCATATCGCCACTGGCTAACGTGGTTTTACTAATTCCAGCACCTAATCTAGATAAAGCAGTGGTTTGCCCAGCGTAACCTTTAGCAATAGCCGCACTAACTTCTACAACGCTTTTACCTGTGCCAGCTGCTATATCTAGCGCAATACCTAGAGCCTTTTGGCTTTGAGTCAATGAGCCACTAGCTGTGAGTATTGTTTGCAAGGCTGGCCTTAATTCGTCATCTAATACACCAGTAGCCTTCTGTAAATTGGCTATGTATAATTCAACCCCTGGTGCTGAAAAAGCATAGCCAGTGTTATTTAACTGTATCTCAAGCGCTTTGGCAGCTGCTTCATCTGCCGCAAAAGCTTTAATTGCATTTTTGCTAAAATTAGTTATCGCACCTACAGCAAATACACTTGCAAAAGTTTTGCTCAGACTTTTAACCCTTTTATCAAACGCACTAATTTCTTTCTGGCCTTTTTTAAGTCCTTTGTTATCAAAGGTGCTAACTGCGCTGACAATTAAATTAGGCATTATGCAGCCTTCCTAAGTTCGGTATCTTTTTTAAATTTGACTGCTACTGTGTCAATAGCATCAACCACAGCTGGAATAACTTTGTTTTTAGTCTCATCCCAAGCACGGAAAATAACACGGCCTCGCTGCATGCCTTGGCCCTTCATACTGCTTAGCATCTCAGCGGCTGAATTGAACTCAGCTGGTGCATTAGGATTTAATGATTTGTTGCCTCTAGGTTTATTTAAGCGCCCAGCAGTCTCAAAGATTGCGCCTGATCTAGAATTATTGTAAACATAAAATGCAGCTCTATAACCGCTGTTATTGCGTTTGTTTTGACCTGCTGAATAGGCCACGCCACCTATTGCTAGAGCATAATCGTATGGTGGAAATAATTTTTTTGGATCTTTAATGGTTTCTAATGATGCAGTGCCTTTACCCCAGCCGCTCAAAACTTCGCTTTGCTGTGGCAGATAACCACGTGCTCGATCTCGCACAATTAACATTGCTCGCTTAACGTTTTTAGACATCTCTTTATTGAGATCTTTGTCTACATCCTTCATAGCCTTCTGGAGTTGCTTAACGCCGTTTACCACGACTGGCATTTTTAATCTCCTTAGCTCTATCTGTCAATACCTGGATTATTGCTAGATACATTTCCGTATCCATATCAATAAACTCTCTAGGCGGTATTCCAGTTTCTACTGCTAATTGCGCAATAGTGTAAGCAATAGAATTCCGCTCAGTTATTTTTTTTCTTCGTCTAATACCTCAACAGTATCTAGAGTGTCTATAAACTCTGAT